GCCAACCCGGCGCTGGAGAACGTTGCAATGTCCATGGGCCGCCCCGCGGCGGCTTACCCGGATCAGGATCACTTGGCGCACATTAAGGTCCACTTGGCGTACGCTCAGGACCCCAACTACGGTGGCAGCCCGCTAATCGGACCAACATTCGCCCCTCACGCGCTAGAGCACATCAAGCAACACCTGACGCTGCACTACCTGCAGTCGATGCGCGCGTATGTGGCCCAGGCCGCGAACGGGCAGGACACGATCGGTCTGCACGAGGAGAAGCCTCTCTCCGTGGAGGACCAGAAGGCGCTGTCATTGGCAGCGGAGATGGTATCCCAGGACGCGCAGATCACGTTCCAGGCTGCGGCACCAATGATCCAGCAGCTAGCGCAAAAGGTTCAGCAGGCGCAGCAGGCGAAGATGGAGCAGGCGGCGGCTCAGGACCCAACAGCCCAGGTCATACTCAAGACCCAGATGGCGGAGACCCAGCGCAAGTCGCAGGAGGCGCAGGCGAAGCTACAGCAGGAGATGTCCAAGCACCAGCAGGACTACCAGCTCAAGGTGGCAGAGCTAGAGCGCAAGGTCCAGGAGCTTCTCACCAAGTTCACGACCGAGGCCAAGATCAACAGCCAAAAGAACGCCAAGGACATCGTTCTCGCGAACATCAACAACGCCTCCCGCGAGCGCGTGGCGGACATCCAGGCAGGGATGCAGATGGACGGTCTGCAGGCCCAGCTCGAGCACGAGCAGGCGATGTCGGCAATCGACGCGATCAACGCCGCCGACCAGGACATCCGCCAGCACGGCATCGAGGTAGAGCAGCAGACGTACCAGCAGGAGGCGCAGGCCGTGCAAAAGATGATTGACAACCAGAAACAAATCGAAATGGCAAGTCAGCAACAACTAAACCAACCACCAAAGGGAGCACTGTAAATGGAAAAGGAACTCGGCTTTCGTAAGGCCTACAAGATGACTGGCACGCCCGGCTACGCCGGCGGACCAGGGGACAAGACCGTGGACCCCGGAACATCCGGGTCGCACCGCGACAACAACTGGAAAAAAGGCGCGGCACAGTCTAAGTTGGCCAACGCCGACAAGATTGGCCCCTACAACAATCTGAAGGGCACCAGCGGCTCCCTGTACTAATTTGGGGCGGTAGTTCTAAAAGTCTTGCATAGGTGGTCTTATGCGAGACATTGTGTCTGAAATTATTCGTCGTGTAAACGACGAGATCCGAGAGGTTGATGCCGCCCTAGTTACAGGGAGGAACATCAAAGAGTTCCAGCAGTACACGAGGCTGCTAGGAAAGAGGGAGGGTCTGCAAAGGACCTTGGACGAGATCAATTCGATCTTGACCGAACAAGAAGAGGCTGAATAGCCTAAGAAAGGAGTGCCGATATGGCATTTGATGTGGTTCAAAAAGAGGAGCCTGATCTACGCACGGAGGCGGAGTGCTTCCCAGACATAGACCCGGGCATTGATGTCGCAGGCGACCGTGTTCTGGTCCAGCTGCGGCGTGAGAAGACGATGAGCAAGGGCGGTATTATCCTGGTGGACGAGACCAAGGCAACCCTCAGATTTAATGAGACGGTTGCGAAGGTCAAGCAGGTAGGTCCCCTGGCATATAAGAGCCCGGACACACTCGAGCCCTGGCCCGAGGGTCCCTGGTGCAGCGCAGGAGACTTGGTTCGCACCATCAAGTACGGCGGAGACCGCTTCGTGGTCAACCCGGAAGATGGCGGATCGCCGGTGGTGTTCATCACCATCCAGGCGCGCGAGATCATCTCCAGAATCCGCAGCTTTGAGCACGCGCAGCGCATGAGAGCCTTCGTTGACTAAACTTTGTAGAAAGTGAAAAATGGCTGAAAAAGATGAGAAGGAGCTCCCCATTAAGGAGCAGGACGACGGCACTGTTTTGGTTGCCGTAGACGAAGAAAAAGACCCCTTTGAGAACGAGAAAGAGGCAAAGAAATCAGATGAAGAGTCTGATTCCGACGAAGGAGACGATGACTCCGAGTCAAGCCAGGCGGCTGATGACTCCTCTAAGGGCGATGATGAAGAGGATGACGAGGATCGAGAGAAGATTCGCGAGGCTCGTCGTGAGGAGAGGAAGCTCAAGAAAGAGCTAGCCAAGCAGCGTGAGGCGTCTTCTAAGCACAAGATAAGCGCCCTGGAGCGACGAAACGAGGAGCTGGCCCGACGGCTGGCGGCTGTGGAGAGCACCGCGGCGTCTTACCAGTTCGCGCAGGTAGACAAGGCACTTGAAGACGAGGCAACTCGCGTCGAGTACGCCAAGATGAAGATGATGCAGGCCGCGCAGGCTGGCGATCACGCAGGACAGGTAGAGTACTTGGAGCAGCTGCAAGAGTCGAAGATGAGACTGGCGCAGATCCAGGCCTACAAGAAGCAGCAGCTGGAGCAGGCCAAGAGGCCTAAGCAGAACGTCCCGAATGAGGTCTCAATGGAGGTTCAGCGCAACGCAACGGGCTGGCTGCAAAAGAATAAATGGTACGACCCCCAGGCGAGAGACACAGACAGCAGGATCGCCAAGGTGGTTGACCAGGAGATGGCCGATGAGGGTTGGGACCCAGCGGATCCTGAGTACTGGGACGAGCTGGACAGTCGGCTATCAACACGCCTACCCCATAGGTATTCGGCGAAGTCTGGTGGTGTCAGACGGGCGAATCCGACAGCGTCAACGCGGTCGGCGAACCCATCAGCAAAACCAGGGAACACGATAACTCTCTCAAAAGAGCGTGTTCAGGCGATCAAGGACGCAGGAGCGTGGGACGACCCCGCAGCTCGCAACCGAATGATCAAGGCTTACACTTCGTACGACAAACAGAATAGGGGTTAAAAATGGCAAACGCAAGAATTAAACGCGACTTAGACGACCGATTGGAAGATAGAGTCGCAGAGGTAAAGCAGCGGTCCGCCGCTGATGCAGACAACGAATCGCGCCGGGAACGTATTGATGCGTTCCGTGATAAGTGGCAGAATAGCGCGCTGCCTGAGCTCCCGAAAGATGCAATTCCGGGATTTCACCTGTGTTGGTTGAGCACCACGAACCAGTACGACAGTATCGACAAACGTTTAGCACTAGGCTATGAGCCGGTGAAAGCCGCGGAGTTAGGCAAAGGCTTTGAATCACTGGGCAAGATGAGTTCAGGCAAGTTTGAAGGCTGTGTTAGTTGTAATGAGATGGTTCTCTTCAAAATCCCAGAGGAGATCTACCAAGAGGTTATGAGAATGCTTCACCTGGAAGACCCATTGGAGCATCAACGTAACATCACCGCATCTGTCCGAAGTAACTCGCAAGAGGGCAAAGGTGGGAGGTCAATCTTGGAAGGTGGAATTCTGGAGATGGAGAAAGAGGCCGCAAAAGCGAATGCTAATGTTCGCTTCCAATAACATTCTTCAATAAACAAAGGAAAACTAATGGCAACTACATTAAAACCCTTTGGTCTGAAGCCTGTGTACCACCCCAGTGGGCTTGATCGTGCGACGCCTTTTGTTGGCACGAACAGTTTCACCACTGGGTCTGGTTCTTACACTGCTCCTTACTCGTTGAGCGCTGGTCAGACTTTTTACCAGTTCCAACCTGTGGCAGTTAACTCATCGGGCCAATTGACCATTGCCGAGGCCGCCGCCGCATCTGGCGCAGTCTACGGCGTATTTGACGGTGTGGAGTTTACCGACTCCCAAGGCCGTCGCTCTGTGGCTAAGGGCGCATCCAAGGCAACCTTGGACGCTTCCACGGACATCATCTTCTGGATCTTCTCAGATCCTGAGCTGGTGTACGAGGCGCAAGTCAACGGCTCCGCCACAACGGCAGCCATTGGCTCACAGTACAACTTTGAGACCGCTACTGGGTTGACCCCCGCGAGTGGAACCACCATCGGCAACGGTGGGGCGTTCTTCTCAACTTGCGCTCTTAATGACACGGCAGTGGCATCGGCAGCACAGGGTCAAGTCCGTGTTGTTGGTTTGGGACGTGAGGTTGCTTACCCAACGGGCGAGTTAAACGCCTGGGGTGACACCTACACGATTGTTCAAGTCAAGATTGCGAACAACACGTTCGTATATC